ATGTACGACCTTCTCTACACTCTCTACGAGAACGAAGAGGGCTATACAGAAAGCCTCTATGACGGTGTTGGCTGGACTGAGGAAGTTAAAACCTTCCTTCGCTACAATGCCAATAAGGCTCTTATGAACCTTGGTTTTGACCCATTGTTCCCAACAGACGCCTCAGACGTAAACCCAATCATTATGAATGGTATTTCTACAGGTACATCAAACCATGACTTCTTCTCACAAGTTGGTAATGGTTACCTCTTAGGTCAAGTAGAACCAACAGAAGATGATGACTACCTAATGGGATTAGATTAAGACTTGTCATAGACAAGTCTTTTCTTATACTGAGGTCACAAACTTGTCAACACTCACAGATTATGTTATAATAGAAATATAACAGAAATGGAGAAAAAGCAATGCTACAGGACAACAAGGACTTATCAGAATTATTACTTTTACAACGCATCATCAAAGTAGAGAATAGTAAATTATACTTAGAAAACGGCACAACCTTAACTTTCAAATCAAAAGAAGATGACCGTGCTTATGCTGATGGTTATTGGCTTACTCCTGATAATTTTGAAGGACTCATTACATCAGTTAAATATGAACACAAGTATGATTGGAACCGTAATAATTCGGAAGTGACCATCACTTTGTATCATAACCAAAATGAATTGGCCCAAGCTGAAGCTTACGCACAAACCGATAATCCGGGATATTATTTCTCAGTCATTGAGGTTAATGTTGAAACGGTTAATGGCAAAGATGTTTTCACCTTGTTAGATACTGATGATGGTAAAGATTTCACACAAACGGATGATGAAACAAATACCTATGTAGATAAACCACTACTAGATAATGACATTTTAAAAACGTTAAAAGATGACGTTGAAGTCACGAAATAGTCTTGACAAAAAGACTAAAATATGATATAATAGACTTACTAAATTAAAGGTAGGTCTATTTTTCATGTCATATGATATTAAAGTAAAATTCCCAAAAATTGAAGAAGACACACAAGATAAAGTCAATGTCCAAACTCGTGAAGAGCAATACTATGACCAAGAATATGATGAGGTTTTAGATTTGTATTCACGATATGAACGTGAAGGTTATAAAGTGTCTGCAACCTTTAAAACTGAAGGTGACGTAGATTATCGTATTATTGCTGATACTTTAGAGCAATCAGATGTAGCTTATACAGCTTCTTTAAAATTCCAAAACAATAGCAATCGTGGTATGTATGATGATGTTCAACAAATCGCATCAATTACATTTCAACAAGGTTTTGACTTTGATGTTGCTGCTGTTTTGAAAATCAATGAAGAATCCACTGTTGATTTCGACCACGAAAACACATGGTTCTCAGAAGACGCTGTTTATCAGGTAAAACCTAAAGCTAAAAGTAAAGACTTGACTGAACTGTTACCATTATATGAACGACTCATTGAAGCGGGATATGATGTTGTCTTTGATATTAAACCGAAATCAGGTATCACTGCGGATGACTTTGCTGTTCGTTTAGCAGCATACCCAGCAGGTACTGAATTGACATTCAAACTGAAAGATGCAGAATTTTAAGGGGGTGCCATGTCTTTTTGGAAAAAATGGTTTGAGGCTGAACCTCAAGCTCAAGTAACACCATACTCTACATTTGATGAGTATGTAAAAGATGAACCAATTTCAATTTATTTCAACCGTGAAAAAATTGCTGAATTGCCAAAAACTGTTGAATTTCATGAAACAGACAAGGGTTTCCGCTATGAAATTTCTTATAACAAAAAAGAGTTAGATGAAATTCTAACAGCTTATGGTGTGGAAAATATTAAACTGACAAAGATTTTCAATGGTATTGACATCAATGTATACGCTGGACGAGTTCCTGTAACGCAAGAACTTTACAACAAATTACCCGTCACTGTTAATTTTGAAGGTCTTGATTCAGAAACCATCGAATATCATGTCGACTTAATTGAAACAACAGCTGACCGCATCATTTATGATTTTGATTATCAACATATTTTAGATACCTTGTCTTTAGAAAATCTCAAATGGTTTAATCAACAATCTGTTGAGAAAACAGAAACCGGTCTCAATTTCAATATGACCTTAAAAGATTATATCTACAAACCCGTTTTGTTAGATTATTTAAAGGTTGGTGAAATCAAGACTGAACTTCGTATTCATGAAGGTCATGTATTAGCTGATATCTTTGATGAAGAAGAGTTAGACGAAATGATACAGGACAAACTTAAACGTCTTTGTCTTAAAGTTGCAAGTATCAATCGGCGTCATATTCCGTATCAAAGTGACCATGAAGTGATTTATATCCGAACAGATTACGATACTGACCGTCTAAACCAATCAGAACTTGATTTATTGAATCAGTTTGTAGAATATAAGACTCAAAACGATACAGGCTCTGTATCACAAATTGACGTCATTAAATTTTTAATTGAAAAAGAGGCCCGAAATGAAGAATCCTAATATTTTAGATATGTTAGAACCTATTTACAACTTTGAAGACGTAAATGAAACAGTACCAGAAGACTATGTTGCAGCAATTGAGGTGACGAATGGGTAAGTTAATCACTTTTGAAGGTGTTGATGGTTCTGGTAAAACCAGTCTTGTCAATGAAACAGCTAAAAAGTTAAAAGCTCATGGATACACTGTTATTGTTATGCAAGAGCCCGGAACAACTGATATGGGGCAAGAAATCCGTAAGCTTCTTAAATCGGATTTAGAACGTTCGAAAATGAGTGAAATTCTGCTTTTCCAAGCCAGTCGTTCAGACATGGTTGAACGTGTTCTAAAACCAGCTCTTGATAAATATGATTATGTCCTTTTAGACCGTTATATTGATTCAACTTTGGCCTATCAAGGTTATGGTAATGGTGCTGATATTCAACTACTTAATCAACTTAATGATTTAGCTGTCAATGGTTGTTATCCAGATGCAACTATTTTAGTCGATGTTCCATTAGAAATTGCTTTGTCCCGTGGCCGTAAACGCGGTGACGCAGATAAGTTTGATAAGGACTTAGAGTTTGCAACCAAAGTATACAATGGATATCAAGACCTCTTGCAAAAAACTGAACGTATGATAGCTGTTCCAAATGACTATTTAGATTTAGCTGTTGAAGATGTTTTTGGTATTTTGACAGAAGCTTGAGTTATGATTTTTGCAAAACCAGACATCTTGTGATATACTAGATATAGAGGTAGTAGCAAAATGACAAATCAAGAAGAATCAAGATATATTCAAACTTATATTAGTGTTTCACCAGAAGACCGTAAAACAATGCGTGACTTAGCTGACAAATATTCAAAAGAGTCACTCGAATTGTTGGATAAGGCTGAAACCTATTTAGACCAAAAGGCTGATTTGAAATACAATCAGACTAAGTTGTCATCTTTACAAAAACGTGGTGGTTCACGAGTGGACTTAGAAATCTCACGTTTGAATGAAGAGATTGGAACCTTGACAAAACAAGTTTCTGATTTTGAAACAGCTTATCACATTGAAACTCAATCAAACACTGTTGATAATGTGGTTCCTGAAGATGAAAACGACCAAGAATTGCGACAAGCATTTCGAGTTGACCAAGACAAATTGTCTGACCGAACTTATGAGAAATTTGTAACAGAGTTAGAAATTTTAAAAGATTCAGGTTTGGTCAAATAGGTACTTGACAAATCGCAATAAGTATGATATACTATAAGTATGAAAGATAAAAAACCACAACCCTTAGTGGTTTCGGGGTTGATTGGCTATCAAACTTATTGAATTACTCTGCACTCAATAAGTTATATCTTTCGATACTCCTATAACGTTTCACTAGCTACTGTCATGGCTAGTGATAATGGTGAGTTACCCAAGTCTGGATAAAAGGGGGCTGTCTTGAAAACAGTTAGGCGTGAAAGCGTGCGCAGGTTCGAATCCTGCACTCACCGTAGTGGCCGAATCTAATTTGGTTGCTATCAGCTATGGAAGAGATTCCAAATCCATACCGGCATTAATCACAGTGGTTAAACAAATGCGTTTGTTTGGTCACACTTAGAAGAATCCTTGAGTACATTTTATTTCAAGCTAAAAACAATCACATGCGTGATTTTCGCCGGATAGAACCCGTGACGCATCAACACGGGTGATTTTTATTTTATACTAAGACATCAGCAAAAGTAGACTGGTAACAGGTCTGAGTGTGACAGTGAAAGCTTATCAGAAAGTCTTTTATTGACTAGAACTCTGTACAGGTTCAAATCCTGTTTCTTCATTTTAGAGGTTGAGTTTCTCAACACGGTTTTGTGTACACAAAACCGTGTTGAGAAACTCAACCTCTAAAATGAAGAAACAGGATTTGAACCTGTACAGAGTTCTAGTCAATAAAAGACTTTCTGATAAGCTTTCACTGTCACACTCAGACCTGTTACCAGTCTACTTTTGCTGATGTCTTAGTATAAAATAAAAATCACCCGTGTTGATGCGTCACGGGTTCTATCCGGCGAAAATCACGCATGTGATTGTTTTTAGCTTGAAATAAAATGTACTCAAGGATTCTTCTAAGTGTGACCAAACAAACGCATTTGTTTAACCACTGTGATTAATGCCGGTATGGATTTGGAATCTCTTCCATAGCTGATAGCAACCAAATTAGATTCGGCCACTACGGTGAGTGCAGGATTCGAACCTGCGCACGCTTTCACGCCTAACTGTTTTCAAGACAGCCCCCTTTTATCCAGACTTGGGTAACTCACCATTATCACTAGCCATGACAGTAGCTAGTGAAACGTTATAGGAGTATCGAAAGATATAACTTATTGAGTGCAGAGTAATTCAATAAGTTTGATAGCCAATCAACCCCGAAACCACTAAGGGTTGTGGTTTTTTATCTTTCATACTTATAGTATATCATACTTATTGCGATTTGTCAAGTACCTATTTGACCAAACCTGAATCTTTTAAAATTTCTAACTCTGTTACAAATTTCTCATAAGTTCGGTCAGACAATTTGTCTTGGTCAACTCGAAATGCTTGTCGCAATTCTTGGTCGTTTTCATCTTCAGGAACCACATTATCAACAGTGTTTGATTGAGTTTCAATGTGATAAGCTGTTTCAAAATCAGAAACTTGTTTTGTCAAGGTTCCAATCTCTTCATTCAAACGTGAGATTTCTAAGTCCACTCGTGAACCACCACGTTTTTGTAAAGATGACAACTTAGTCTGATTGTATTTCAAATCAGCCTTTTGGTCTAAATAGGTTTCAGCCTTATCCAACAATTCGAGTGACTCTTTTGAATATTTGTCAGCTAAGTCACGCATTGTTTTACGGTCTTCTGGTGAAACACTAATATAAGTTTGAATATATCTTGATTCTTCTTGATTTGTCATTTTGCTACTACCTCTATATCTAGTATATCACAAGATGTCTGGTTTTGCAAAAATCATAACTCAAGCTTCTGTCAAAATACCAAAAACATCTTCAACAGCTAAATCTAAATAGTCATTTGGAACAGCTATCATACGTTCAGTTTTTTGCAAGAGGTCTTGATATCCATTGTATACTTTGGTTGCAAACTCTAAGTCCTTATCAAACTTATCTGCGTCACCGCGTTTACGGCCACGGGACAAAGCAATTTCTAATGGAACATCGACTAAAATAGTTGCATCTGGATAACAACCATTGACAGCTAAATCATTAAGTTGATTAAGTAGTTGAATATCAGCACCATTACCATAACCTTGATAGGCCAAAGTTGAATCAATATAACGGTCTAAAAGGACATAATCATATTTATCAAGAGCTGGTTTTAGAACACGTTCAACCATGTCTGAACGACTGGCTTGGAAAAGCAGAATTTCACTCATTTTCGAACGTTCTAAATCCGATTTAAGAAGCTTACGGATTTCTTGCCCCATATCAGTTGTTCCGGGCTCTTGCATAACAATAACAGTGTATCCATGAGCTTTTAACTTTTTAGCTGTTTCATTGACAAGACTGGTTTTACCAGAACCATCAACACCTTCAAAAGTGATTAACTTACCCATTCGTCACCTCAATTGCTGCAACATAGTCTTCTGGTACTGTTTCATTTACGTCTTCAAAGTTGTAAATAGGTTCTAACATATCTAAAATATTAGGATTCTTCATTTCGGGCCTCTTTTTCAATTAAAAATTTAATGACGTCAATTTGTGATACAGAGCCTGTATCGTTTTGAGTCTTATATTCTACAAACTGATTCAATAAATCAAGTTCTGATTGGTTTAGACGGTCAGTATCGTAATCTGTTCGGATATAAATCACTTCATGGTCACTTTGATACGGAATATGACGCCGATTGATACTTGCAACTTTAAGACAAAGACGTTTAAGTTTGTCCTGTATCATTTCGTCTAACTCTTCTTCATCAAAGATATCAGCTAATACATGACCTTCATGAATACGAAGTTCAGTCTTGATTTCACCAACCTTTAAATAATCTAACAAAACGGGTTTGTAGATATAATCTTTTAAGGTCATATTGAAATTGAGACCGGTTTCTGTTTTCTCAACAGATTGTTGATTAAACCATTTGAGATTTTCTAAAGACAAGGTATCTAAAATATGTTGATAATCAAAATCATAAATGATGCGGTCAGCTGTTGTTTCAATTAAGTCGACATGATATTCGATGGTTTCTGAATCAAGACCTTCAAAATTAACAGTGACGGGTAATTTGTTGTAAAGTTCTTGCGTTACAGGAACTCGTCCAGCGTATACATTGATGTCAATACCATTGAAAATCTTTGTCAGTTTAATATTTTCCACACCATAAGCTGTTAGAATTTCATCTAACTCTTTTTTGTTATAAGAAATTTCATAGCGGAAACCCTTGTCTGTTTCATGAAATTCAACAGTTTTTGGCAATTCAGCAATTTTTTCACGGTTGAAATAAATTGAAATTGGTTCATCTTTTACATACTCATCAAATGTAGAGTATGGTGTTACTTGAGCTTGAGGTTCAGCCTCAAACCATTTTTTCCAAAAAGACATGGCACCCCCTTAAAATTCTGCATCTTTCAGTTTGAATGTCAATTCAGTACCTGCTGGGTATGCTGCTAAACGAACAGCAAAGTCATCCGCAGTGATACCTGATTTCGGTTTAATATCAAAGACAACATCATATCCCGCTTCAATGAGTCGTTCATATAATGGTAACAGTTCAGTCAAGTCTTTACTTTTAGCTTTAGGTTTTACCTGATAAACAGCGTCTTCTGAGAACCATGTGTTTTCGTGGTCGAAATCAACAGTGGATTCTTCATTGATTTTCAAAACAGCAGCAACATCAAAGTCAAAACCTTGTTGAAATGTAATTGATGCGATTTGTTGAACATCATCATACATACCACGATTGCTATTGTTTTGGAATTTTAAAGAAGCTGTATAAGCTACATCTGATTGCTCTAAAGTATCAGCAATAATACGATAATCTACGTCACCTTCAGTTTTAAAGGTTGCAGACACTTTATAACCTTCACGTTCATATCGTGAATACAAATCTAAAACCTCATCATATTCTTGGTCATAGTATTGCTCTTCACGAGTTTGGACATTGACTTTATCTTGTGTGTCTTCTTCAATTTTTGGGAATTTTACTTTAATATCATATGACATGAAAAATAGACCTACCTTTAATTTAGTAAGTCTATTATATCATATTTTAGTCTTTTTGTCAAGACTATTTCGTGACTTCAACGTCATCTTTTAACGTTTTTAAAATGTCATTATCTAGTAGTGGTTTATCTACATAGGTATTTGTTTCATCATCCGTTTGTGTGAAATCTTTACCATCATCAGTATCTAACAAGGTGAAAACATCTTTGCCATTAACCGTTTCAACATTAACCTCAATGACTGAGAAATAATATCCCGGATTATCGGTTTGTGCGTAAGCTTCAGCTTGGGCCAATTCATTTTGGTTATGATACAAAGTGATGGTCACTTCCGAATTATTACGGTTCCAATCATACTTGTGTTCATATTTAACTGATGTAATGAGTCCTTCAAAATTATCAGGAGTAAGCCAATAACCATCAGCATAAGCACGGTCATCTTCTTTTGATTTGAAAGTTAAGGTTGTGCCGTTTTCTAAGTATAATTTACTATTCTCTACTTTGATGATGCGTTGTAAAAGTAATAATTCTGATAAGTCCTTGTTGTCCTGTAGCATTGCTTTTTCTCCATTTCTGTTATATTTCTATTATAACATAATCTGTGAGTGTTGACAAGTTTGTGACCTCAGTATAAGAAAAGACTTGTCTATGACAAGTCTTAATCTAATCCCATTAGGTAGTCATCATCTTCTGTTGGTTCTACTTGACCTAAGAGGTAACCATTACCAACTTGTGAGAAGAAGTCATGGTTTGATGTACCTGTAGAAATACCATTCATAATGATTGGGTTTACGTCTGAGGCGTCTGTTGGGAACAATGGGTCAAAACCAAGGTTCATAAGAGCCTTATTGGCATTGTAGCGAAGGAAGGTTTTAACTTCCTCAGTCCAGCCAACACCGTCATAGAGGCTTTCTGTATAGCCCTCTTCGTTCTCGTAGAGAGTGTAGAGAAGGTCGTACAT